GTGGGTGTGAAGACGGGGAAACAGAGGTACAAAATATGTCAGAAGAGACAAAAGAAACAACTGTAAAATCCGAGGCAGAGAACATTGTCGAACGCGAGTTCGCTTCTCTACGTTCACAACTTGAAGAAGTTGAAGCTTCAAAAGCTGAAATCGAAGCTGAGTTCAAGAAGGCTATGAAAGAATTAGAAGCCTTCAAGAAAGCAGAGGAAGAGAGATTAGCTGCAGAAGCAGAAGCTAAGAAGTTAGAAACTGTAGAAGCAATTATATCCAGAGAAATCTTATTCGGTTCTATCGAAGAAGATAAGAAGGATGCTCGTGTAGAGGAACTCTCTGCATGGGATGAGTCCAGATTGACTGGATTCAGTGACGCTCTAGCAGCAATGCCAGAGCCAAGCAACGATGTCGAAAGGTCTTTCGGTAAAGGAAAAACAGCCGAAGAGGGTGAAGTTCCAGAAACCAAAAGAGAATTCGGTATGAAAATGGTAAAGGGTAGAATTACATTAGACCCTTCATACTATAAGGAGAAATAAATATGGCAACAGAAATTTTGATAAATGACGGTGGAGCTCCAGCACGTATTTTACCATACGTAACCGCTGAAGCAATCACTGCAGGAGATGCATGTACATTGAATACCAATGGACTTCTCCAAAAAGCAGACAGTGACGATACCGGTTTCGATTTCGCATATGTTGGAGTAGCATTGACAGACGCAGCATCCGGTGCTGTAGCTTCAGTAGTTACTGGTGTAGGAGTTATCCTAAACATCAACTGTGACGATGTAGGAGCAGGTGTTGCTTTAATGATGGGCGCAACCGAAGGTCGATTGACCACAGCCACAAATGGCGCAGGTGCACCAAAATGCCAAGCTGTAACGTTAGAAAACAACAGTGCAGCCGGATTGACAAAATGTCAAACACTCTAAGGTGATTTAAATGGTAGACGCAACTCCCGGTATATTAACGACACTAAACACAGGGTCTGTTGACGGTGGTGTAGGTGAGAGAGTACTTATTGACTACAAAGAAGCTATTATGGACTACAAAGTCGCAGAGCTTCCAGTCATGTCTTTCTTCGCTGAACCAATGACAACCGACACTGGTGGTAATATTGATATTACTCTAGCAAAGCCTTCCATGAAAATGGAAGTAATAAACGAAGGAACAACTCCTGAATACCAACACACAAAGCTACGCTCCGAGCGTGTCTCTGTGAAAGAATGGGGTATTGCAGTAGGTGTTACCCGAAGAATGATTGAAGATTCAAGATTCAACGAAGTAGAAATGGCTTTGAATGAAGCCCGCAGAGCTGTAGACAGACACATGACTGACCACGTTGTCAAAGTCATTTTCGGTGCTAACGCAGCAGACACTACATTCGGAACAATCGCAATCGATGAAACAACCAACGAATCAGACATCACAGCTTTTGCAACCAACCCACAATCCGGTTTCTACGGAGCAGGTATGTCAGCAGGAGACATTGATGCATCAACTTCACGTTTGGATTCATACGGTAACGAATCTGATACAAGATTGATTAGGAACTCATACGTCAGAGCTGCTGGTGACACTGCAGGAGACTTAGCTCTCTCAGATATCACTGAAGCTATTGACAGAGTCGCAACACGTGGATACAACGCAACACACTTGTTCATCTCCCCAGCTCACTACAAGTCTCTATTAGACCTAGGTGACTTCGTAACTGCTTTCACAGCAGCACAAGGAGAAGCAGGTGGTGCAGCTAACCCAACACAAGCC